GGGGTAAAGGTTCCCGAAAAAAGGGGTGAAAATAAGGGGAACCTCTCTCCCTCTCGGGCGTACGCCCCAGTTCCTATAAAGTTCCCGGCTTGTTACGATTGTTGGTAACCTGCTGCGGCAGAGCCACTTAGCGGGCTAACCTAACACGGTTTATAAGGCCACCCCCCTAAGGTCTTGCGGCAGAACAACTTAGCCGTACCTAACAATGGACATTAGGTCATCGGCGTAAAGCGTTGCGGCACAACGACTTAGCTGGATGGCAACTTAGAGCGTTTATGTGATACGATGCGTTAGGTGCCGGCGCTAAAGCGTTGGGGCACAACGACTTAGCGGGACTCGGCTGGGCTACGCCGGCGTAAAGTGTTGCAGGACAGCGACTTAGCCGGCTGACTTGACATGAGATGTGAGGTAATCGCCGTAAGTCGTTGCAGCGCAAGGGGTTGGGTGGGTCGCCCCGGGGTGGCGGGGTGGAAGGGGGAATCTCCCCCCTACTGAGTGCAGCTCATTTACCCCCTATACACAGTATCGTGTATCATTAGGAGGTCTCCCCGTGCCTGTATATGCTATATAGGTATATCGTTGACTTAATATCTTAACTTGTGTATCTTTATGGTGCAATGACGATAGCATCGAGGAGGGTTTGACCTATGGACGCATCGCTCGCGGGCCTCATGAAGACGCCGAGTGTCCCTGAATCGCAGATATCGAGGCAGGCGCAGGCTATTTTTATCAAGGCGTTACAGATATCGCCGGCGAATATAGCCAAGGCGTGTCGTGAGGCTAAGGTATCGAGGTCCAAGGTCTTCGCTCAGCGCCAGATCGACCCCTTCTTCGCGGAGATGTGGGCGGAGTGCGTGGAGACGAAGCTGGATGAGCTGGAGGAGAAGCAGTTGGAGACGTCTCTACAGGATACCAATGCCCGTCAATGGACGTTGGCACGGGCACGCCGGCAGAAGTGGGGCGATAAGCAGCTGATAGAGGTCGGTGGAGAGGTCGAGCATGTTCATTCGGTACGCGAGATCCCCACGGATAAGCTGGAGGCGTTGATTCGCAAGCGCATGCAGGAGGGCGACACCACTAAGTCTTCTCAGCTGTTGGAGGTTGAGGCTGAGGTCGTCTGAACGCTTTGTGCTGAGGAATGTCGCGGGGATCCCTGAGCCCTATCTCACCTCTCTTGCTCCATACGGAAAGCTTTCTCAGCCTTCTTTTTTCTACCGGGGTTGCCTCTTTCCAGCAGTCCCATCCCACAATCTCTATGCAGGCAGATTCGCAGGAATCGCATATGCCATCCACGCATAATCCATTACAGTAATGACACTTCATACGTCTCTAGTGCATTGGCTTGGCCACAAGCTTATTGGTCTTGGCATAAGGCTTCGGCCTGAAGAGGAGCGGCAGGTATGGGTTGTTGTAATGGGTAATGTCACACAGATATTCCATACAGTCAAACCGGGGGAGACCGTCGATGTTCACTTGACTATTGAGATGCAGTCGCCAGATCAACCATGGCCCAATCGGGAAGACATTCAATCCGTACCGTACGAATAAGGAGAAACCGGAATGGCATCAAAAGGCAGTGTGAACAAGGTAGTGATCGTAGGCAACCTCGGCAGCGACCCTGAGCGCAAGGACGTCAAGGACGCATCCCTTACCACCTTTTCTCTGGCTACGTCGGAGACGTGGACCAAGGACGGGAAGAAGAACGAGAAGACGGAGTGGCATCGTTGTGTGGCGTGGAGGAAGGTGGCCGACATCATCGGAGAGCACGCGAAGAAGGGCGACAAGCTCTACGTCGAGGGGAAGCTCCAGACGCGCTCGTATGACAAGGATGGGCAGACCCATTATTCGACAGAGATCGTGGTGGATGACTTTACCTTTCTCAGCAGCAAGGGCGAGGGTGGTCCGCCGAACGCTGCGCCTGCAAAAGCCGCTGAGGAGGATGACCTTCCCTTTTGAGTGAATCGGCCGCTATCCCCAGAGAGCTTGATGATCTCGGCATAGAAGAGCTGGAGTCTGAGTTTATTCGCCGTAAGGACGCGGCGGAAAAATTCATGGACTTCGTCTGCTATACCAAGCCGGACTTTCAGCCTTCCAGCCATCATTATTTTTTATCGGACAAACTGGAGCGGGTTATTGCTGGGGATATAACCCGCCTTGTCGTCACCATGCCGCCACGGCACGGCAAGTCGGAGATGGCCTCGCGCCGTCTTCCGGCCTATTTTCTCGGCAAGTTCCCGCAGAAAGAAATTATTTGTGCCACCTATAATTCCGATTTTGCGTCGGAGTTCGGGCGCAATGTGCGCGAGATCGTCAACACGGAGGAGTACAAGAATGTCTTCCCCCAGCTGTCCATAAAGGCCACGGACAGGGCGGCCGACAGATGGGCGGTGACGCAGGGCGGCGGGTTCAGGGCCGCGGGCGTGGGCGGCGGCCTGACCGGTCGAGGCGGACATCTTATCATTATTGACGATCCCATCAAGTCACGCGAGGAGGCGGACTCCAAGCTGCAACGTGACCGCGTGTGGGACTGGTATCGATCCGTGGTCTATACCCGGCAGGCGCCCAACTCCGTATTTATCGTCATCCAGACTAGATGGCATGATGATGACTTGGTGGGGCGGCTGCTCGCGGAGGCCGAAAAAGACGGGGAGCAGTGGGACGCCGTTGACTTCCCAGCGATCGCTACGGGGTCGGATATTCTCGGCCGGGATCAGGGGGAGGCGTTATGGCCCGAATGGTTTCCCCTGCCTATGCTGGAGCAGGTACGCCGGACGGTGGGGCCGCGTGAGTGGTCGGCCCTCTACCAGCAGACGCCGGTCGAAGACGATGGCGCCTACTTCAAGCGGCAATGGATTGACGAGTTCCAGTTTGACAAGAGGGATCTGCTGGAGCAGTGGGAGCTCGGACAGAAGCACCTCCATATCTACGGAGCATCGGATTATGCCGTCACCTCCAATGGAGGGGATTATACCGTACACCTCGTGGTCGGCGTGGATGACGAGCACAACATCTATATACTGGATATGTGGCGGGGGCAGGAGACGCCGGAAAAATGGGTCGAGGCGTTCTGCGACTTGGTGCTCAAGTGGAAGCCCCTCAGGTGGGGCGAGGAGTCCGGGCAGATCATCAAAAGCGTCGGCCCCTTTCTTCAGCGCCGCATGCTGGAGCGCGAGGCGTACTGCGCCCGTGAGCCGTACTCGTCTACGCGGGACAAGGCCACGAGGGCCAGATCCATACAGGCGCGGATGGCGATGGGCAAAGTGTTCTGGCCAAGGGACGAGCCGTGGCTGGGAGAGTTCATGCACGAGATGCTCAGGTTCCCCGCCGGCGTGCATGATGATATGGTGGACAGTCTTTCCCTGATCGGAAGGATGATGGATAATATGGCGGCAGCACCAGAGGTGGAAGGACCATCCAATGAATCTCTTATACCCACTACCATGGGTGAGATATGGCAGCAGCACCTGCGGAGACGGAAGGGTCGTACCGTACGAAGAAGCGGCATTGTTATGGGTTGACTTATTTTTTTTAGTCTGCTATATTGGACTTTGTACCGGTACGTTGTTGTCGCAGAGTAACTTACAGGTAACTACTTAAACTATGGCTTCATATCCCAGCGATAAACAGTCGCGTCTTGAGTACTGGAAGCGACAGATAGAGTACGCCGAGGATCAGATGAGCCCCCTATGGGATGCGTCTGATATACTGCAAAAACAGTATCTTAACGAAGCTACGACAGAGCGGGAGATAAGGCAGGAGCAGGAGGGGGACCGGGAGGAGCATACCGCCCGGATAAAAGCCAACCTCATATTCGGGTGGATAGATCAGTCCATATCCAACCTCCTCGAACGCAACCCCGCCTTCTTGGTGACACCGCGTACCCGTGATTCTGTAGCCGGGTCGCGCACGGTAAAGCATATCGTTGACTACTGGTACCGCGAAACGTCGCAGTTGCAGCAGGACGAGCGCATCCTCTTAGACGCATTCCTTGGCCCGTATGGCGTGAAGAAAATCGGCTGGACCATAGACTATGAGCAGCAGATTCATGATATGGTCGAGCAGGCCGAGTTTCAGGCAGAGACCCCCGAAGATGAGATAACGATGCTCTCCGGTGGCATAGACACGCGGGTGGTCAGGGAGCAGAACCACGAACATTTTATTGAGCATCACACCCGCTGGTTGCAGGATCCGATGCTGTCCGAGGATATTCTCGAGGCTGGCGAGGAGGCGATAAAGCTCAATATCAAAATCCGCAAGCAGATGCTGGAGCAGGGCGACGATCCTGACGTCAATACAACGATGTCATGGGAAGCGCCCTTTGGCATGCGCTGGCGGCCCAAGGATTTTCTTGTTGACCCATTGGCACAAGATGGTATAAGAGACGCTCGCTGGATTGCCTTTCGCTTCAGGCGTCCCGTCGAAGACTTCCAATCCAACCCCATATATGAGAACACCGAAGAACTGGAGCCCTCCGACAGGCTTGAGGGTGCGCCCGATACCCCTGAGGGGGTGACGGAGGAAGACGACTTTGGCTTGGCTGTTGGCTGGGAGGTATGGGCGCGCAACTTCCCCGTGGGGAGCAGGCGTCGCTCCAACCTGCTTATCACTTTTGTTGAAGGGCATGACGAGTTCTTGCAGCATGAGGACGAGTGGCCCATCCCCACGCTGGACGATTACCCGGTGGAGGTGCTGGCGCTCAACTCTACATCCGAGACATGGTATTCCAAGCCGGCCCTCCTGCTGGCGGGTGCCGATAACATTCAGTCGATAGTACACGAGATACTCGATTCATACCTCTCGATCATACGGAAGCAAAAAAACACCCTGCTCTATGACCGAGAGGTTATTACGGACGATATCATAGAGGAACTGCTCGCGGCTCCTGACATGACCGCCATCCCCGCGCCCGGACTGTCCGGCAAGCCCAGTGCGGTACAGCCGCTTCAGTTCGGGAGCATCGGCGGCGATAAAGGCGAGATGCTGGGCGTTATACGCGGGCTCTTTGATCAGGCCGCAGGCACTCCCCAGCCCATGAGCATGCCCGGCGAGCAGACGGCAACGGAATCGTCTATCCATGAGCGTCGAACTACTGCGCGTGAGCAGCGCCGAGGGAACCTATTAAGTCAGCTACAGGTCAATACGGCCCGCAAGTTCTGGCAGATGACCGTATTCTTCAGACCGGAGAGAGCGGTACTTATTGACCCGCAGGCGAACATGTGGATGAATGTCGATGAAGGTACGGCGAGAGGCGAGTATCGCTTCGGGATGGACGTGGCTTCGCAAGCGAATGCCATTGCCTTGGAGCGTAAAAACTGGATGGACCTTCTCAACCTTTTTTCAGGTCTTACCGGGATATGGCAGGAAATTTATGGCAAACCACCGAACTTGGCCGATCTGGCTAATAAGCTGCTTAGTCGCGGCTATAATATTCCTAACCCGGAAGACATTATTCCCGGCGGGTCGCAATCGCCAGAGAGCGAAGACATGATCAACCAGATGCTTACTCCAGAAAATAGAGAAGCTGAAGGTGGTGGCATGTTAGGTGGTGCGGATCTATTTCAGCAGGGCGGAGGCCGGGCGGCACCAAGCATGGAAGGTCCGCCTAGGCAGGTGGAGGAGGCTGTAGATGGACAGGCCGCTATCCCCCGGGCCTTTAACGAGCCGGCCGCAAGCGAGTCGCAGCAGGCAGCCAATGCCGAGACTCCATAATGGCCAAGAAGCCCAAGGATGGTACAAAGACTCCACTGGAGAAGATGCTGGAACAGCTGAAAGAACTAGGCGGGGTGCTGACCCCGGAAGAGCAGGCGCAGATTGACTCGATAGACACAGAGCGGCGGGAGCAGCAGCATCTTACCATTAAAAAGCTATTAGAGCGGGCTA